TGCGATTGCATAACGATATAAAATATAGAGTAGAAGAAGACATTATTAAATTGAAAGGTTTAACAACATGAAAGAACTAATGAAGAGTAGCTCTTTGCTTGACGCAATAGAGCATTATAGAAAGTCCCCAAAATTTCATGCGCTTGTATTCAAAACGCAAAGAGATTACGTGGATCCACAGCGAAAGATTTGTAATACTATAGTCCAGGACAATACTAAGTTAGGTGATATAAAGATAGGTAAGTTATCTTTACGTCATGTTTCCGCTGCCTATGATCAGTGGCTATTAGTTGGTACAAGAACAGCTAACATAAGAGTAAGTGCTTTATCTGTCGTTATAAAGTTTGCTATGCAAAAAGAAGTGATAGATAGAAATGCCACGTTAGGTCTAACTAGAAAGAAGGACTCTATTAGAAGTGTGCGATGGTCTGAGGCTGAGATTACAAAGTTTGTTGATACTGCCCGTTCAGCTAGTCCGGAAGAAAACCCAGAGTATAGTAACATTGCAATGATATGTCAGTTGGCATACGATTTGGGGCAGCGCATTGGAGATATGCGTACCCTTACTTGGGACAAGATTAATTTTGCTGAGAAGAGAATAGATTATGTTCAATCAAAGCGAGGTGCTGAGGTACATCTATTGATTCCAGATTCTTTGTTGCGGATGTTGCAAGTACAGGAAAGCTATTGGGGGTTTCAGAAATATGTATGCCCAAAACCTAACCCCTTTAAAGGTGAATACTCTGCCTTTGGGGTTCAGGAAATTAGTTATATTGTATCTGACATAAAGCAAAAAGCAGGGCTACCTTCTAACCTATTAGCTATGGACTTACGCAGATCTTGTATAACTGAAATGGTAGAGGCAGGTGTTGACATCGCTGGTATTATGCAGGTGTCTGGTCATCAAAACCCCCAGTCAGTCAAGCCGTACTTAGTTAATACTTTTAGAGGTGCAGCACAGGCTCTCGAAAAAAGGACACAATACAAACAAGCAAACCTAATAAAAGCATAAGGATATATAAATGAAATGCATTTCAAAAAAACAAAGTTTAGCAGTAACGTACAGTCAAAGACGTATTATTAACTTATCCCCATTTTATCAGGTTGATTCTTGTCGTTGGGCATTATCACAAAAACAATTATATATTGACTCACTTATAAACGGCTATGATACACCTAAAATTTATTTACATGATAGTTCTTTTGCTCCGTTGGATACAGAGGGTTATAGTTATTCTTTAGTTGATGGGAAACAAAGACTTAAAGAAAGTTTATTTGCTTTTATGGATGATGCTTTTGCTCTGTCTGTTAATTTTAAATATGGAAAGGATTCAGTGGGATATGAATTACTATCTGAGGAAGATTATCCTTTAGCGGGTATGAAATATTCTAATATGAGTAATAACTTTAAAGATCATTTTAAAAATATCACATTAGACATTGTTGAAATACAAACTTTAGAGTTACATAAAATATTAGATATGTTTAGGCGGTTACAAGGTGGTACAACATTGAATCGTATGGAAATAAGAAATAGTTTTGACAGCCAAACTTATTTAGACTTAGCCCGAAAACTAACGCAGCACGTCCTTTTTAAAGACTCCGTTAAGTTTAGTTCAAAAAGAATGAAACATTTAGAGGTAGCATGTAAAATACTCATGGTAAACCATGTGGAAGCTACATACAATATTGATGTATGTGAGTTAGGCTCTAATGAACTAGATAAGTTAGTCAATGATAACAAAAATATTGATACTTTATCCCTTAAAAAAATAGAATCTAAAGTAGAAAAAGATTTAAACAACTATTATAATGTTTGCGCCTCTGTTGATTTGAATTTAAGCTCTCCAAATATTATTCCATACTTTGTATTTATCAAAAGAATTTTAAATAGGTATACGAGCAGAAGTGACCATAAATTTTTAGTAATAGGTATGTTTCTTGAAAGTTTTGAAAACTTACTTACAGAGTACAAACATGAAGAAAGCTCTCAACAACATTTGGATTTAGATAAATATATAATGGCATCAGTGCAACATACCTCTAGTGCAGCAAGTCTATCAGATAGAGTACAAGTATTGTACGATAGGTTTATCTCCCAGTGTGGTGCTGCTATGTTAAAGTTAGACGAAACAAGAAACTTTACTCCTGAGATAAGAGAATATGTTTGGAGGAAAGCCGGAAAGAAATGTCAAATATGCGATAAGTCTATTACGTTAGATGAAATGGATGCTGATCACATAGAACCTTGGGCTAAGGGAGGAGGAACTACATTGGACAACGCTCGATGTTTGTGTGTTAGTTGTAACCGTAGTAGAAAAGCAGCATAACAAACAATGTGGTCAGATAGGGAAATGGAAGAGGCAGAGTATCAGGCAGTACAAGCATTATTGCCTGACCCACCAAAAACATATGCAGCGTGTGTGGGCCTGTGTCAAAAAGGACGATGGGGTGCAGTTGCGGAATGTTGGAATACAGGTAAAACACGATCAATGAAATGGTATCTATGGCCTTTTCCAATGCGTTTTTTTAATTGGGATAGGCAAGGTGCATACTTAGGCAGGAGAAGAAAGGTTACATGACAGAGTTATCATTATTAAAGGCTCTTATGGACAGAGAGTTCTACGAATTACACAAAGGTATTAGATGTCCCGATAAAATATTTACTAAAGATGTCCGGAGAGTAAAACAAACACTTGATTATGCAATGGAAACATATGATCAAGGATTATCATTAGCTGACCTAGAGGCATTATTCTACGCAACCAACAAGACACTTACTACATCTAACAAAGAACAGTACCAAAATATATTCCGCAAAATAGCTAACAGCAGCACATTAAATAACCAGGTAGCTAACGAAGTAATATCTAGGATGTTTCAACAGGTGGTAGGTGAAGAGGTAGCTAACATAGGGTTTGACTTTGTTAATGGTACACAGAGTAGCTTAGAACCTTTACGTAAGATTGTTGAGCAATACCAAGATGATTTTACGCCCAACCTAAAGGTGGAGTTTGAAGATATGAGCATAGATACATTATTAAAAGCTAATGAAACACAGACACAATGGAAGTTTAACATCCCTACCTTAAGACGAAACGTAGAGGGTATCAGTGGCGGTCATTTTGTAATAGTAGGTGCGAGGCCAAACACAGGCAAGACCAGCTTTCACGCATCTATTATAGCTTCTCCACATGGCTTTGCGGATCAAGGTGCTAAGTGTATAGTTTTATGTAACGAAGAAGCAGCAAATCGGGTAGGTTCTAGGTACTTATCTGCTGCAACAACTATGACGTTAGATGAGATAAAAGGTAACTACGCCAAGGCTGCTCTGCGCTATGATAAAGTTAATGCTAACATAAACATTAAGGACTCGACTGGCAAAGATCTTAGTTGGGTTGAGGCTGTAGTTAAGGCTACTAAGCCCGATATAGTTATACTTGACATGGGGGATAAGTTTGCCCCTCGTACTAGTGACAAGACAGATGTTTATCTTAGGGATGCTGCTATACATGCCAGGAATATAGCTAAGGAATATAATTGTGCTGTCTTTTGGTTGTCACAACTTAGTGCGGCAGCGGAAGGTCTAGCTATGCCTGATCAATCTATGTTAGAAGGATCTAAGACAGGTAAAGCTGCTGAAGCTGACTTGATGATACTCATAGGTAAGAACAGGGTTATTGAAGGGAATGAGGCGGATGATACGGAACGACACTTAAATATAGCTAAGAATAAACTGAAGGGTGGCTTTCATGGTCGCATCACTTGCCAATTGGCAGGGGACATAGCTCAATACACAGCATAAAAGGAGAGAAAGATATGACGTACTATAATCCAAGCCCATCAAAGACCCATTGCTTTACGTGTTAAGGAAGGGGAATAGTCTATGAGGGGGAGCATTTCCCTTCTGATCCCAATAATCCTTGTGTTCACGCAGAGACTTGCCCCGATTGTATGGGGTCAGGGTATGTTACAGAAGAATGAGATTAGTTTTAGACGTAGAAAACACAGTAACGAAACGTAATGGCA